CACGAATGCTCATCAATTGAGTTGATCTCATCACACCATGGGTTAACCCAACCCACGGTCCCTGAAACCGATCAATGATGACCCAGTGGTTACACTTTAACCACCAACGGTAAGGCTGACTAGCCTGGTCCTGATGCGGGGGATCCAATCCCGCATCTGAGATGCGACTTTAGCATCAAGGTCATAGACGATGACCTTATCCCTGGGAATCTCAAGCCTCTCTGAGTCCATAGCCGTAACGCCACTTTTTATGGCGGTACGGACTAGCCTCCTATAGGCATTCTCCGGGTTGAAGACCTGGAAGGCTTGGTCCTGTTCCAATGGACAGTCCAACCAGGTTGCTCCCACTAGTAAAGGGAGCTCTCCGCACTTCGCTTCTTCTGCCGTTCCCCAGCGTTTCACCGCAACACGATCCAAAACTCTATTCTGGATAGCGGTAGCCTGCCTAACAAAGGGCGGGGGATTCAACTCCCGCCCACAGATAGCCTTGAGCTCTCTCTGGTAATGAGAAGGCTCGAAGCGATCAAGATAGGCCGCAACAACCCTCGACTCAATCGAATGGTTGCTTACGAAGGGTATTCCTAGTCCCCCAAGTGCTTCTGGGATTCCCCATCCACGACTCGTAGACCTAAGCACAGGACCGTTAAGCTCTACAAAACGGTCAATGAGTTGCTTCGAGCGCGTTACACTAAAGCCCCTGACAAGGGCTCGAGCACGCGCACCACATGACTCGGTTCGATCGTCCCCAAAAAGGAATTTGACGTCGACCCGTGTGTCTTCCTGCACACGTCCCTGTCCAGTGAGCAAGCCCAGGTTCAAATAGGGCATGAAACGGAGAGGCCGAAGACGACCATCTCTGTAAACGTATGAAGTCCGTTCCTTCTTAATCAGGAACTCATTCTCATCGAGCGATTTCACGGATTGACCATTAAGGTTCCGGATACCAGCCTCATCGAGACCGAACTCATACATCTCACTGTTGATCATAGCAAACTCACGGCTTTCAAAATTCTTGCCGAGAGATGGCTTCAGACCACAGAAACGTGCATTGAGCTTCCACTGCTCGACCACAGCACTAGGCGCATGAAATAGGATGTCATCACCGTTAATCTTCATTGGCACTTGTACCAGTGAGAAACGACGACGATATACCATCTCAAAAGCGCGGCGACAAGTCGTCGCATTGATCAAACAGAGCAGGAAGAAAGAAAGAATGCAACCCATCAGTTGTCCCTGTCTTTGCTTTTCAGAGACAACCAGACCCAGATCCTTTAGGCGATTGAGGAGCTCGTCAAGCTCTCCCTCACCTAAGTCCTCGAGGTTCCTAACACCAAGGATCTTTGCGATAGCCTTTCCGTACTGGAGATTCTGATGGCTCAGCATCTCCTCTCCCACCTCCCTCGCGATTCTACGATTAGTTTCGTCAGGGTAAAGATCGTTACAACATTCCTCCCAGGCAGCTTTGGTTAACTCCATCTCTATATTGTCAGTGGCGGCTTCGTAGTCACCGCTAACAATTATGTTAGTAGATGGAACACTTCCAAAGGTTGCTCGGATTGAAGAGAACGAACAAGGTGCGTGAGTGTACTCGAATACTGGGTGTTGACCCACTTTGGCATGTAATTTCTTTTGCCAAAACCGTCCGAGCCAGCCAAGAATGGCCGACCCAGCAGTAATCGTGCGAACCTTGAAAGGTTCCAGTACAAGGTGTACATCGCAAAGTGCCTGATCCTCCTCTGTTCCAAAGATCCCATCCACGAAGACCAGCTCTTTCAAGTCTTCAGGCGGGCAAGTTCGCTCAAAGTCAACGACAAGTTGATCGCGAGGCCCAGAAGAACGACCCATAGTCCCATAATTAATCATGGAATAATAGGAGGTCCGTCCAATCGACTCACAACCAACCATTTCCGTCAGCTCCAAGGTCTCTGGATCGTCTGCAAGTAGCCATTGATGGCAATTGCAGTCGAAGAGGCTGTACGTCGGAGTCTCAGTGTGAACCTCGCAACGACAGTGTGTCCCCGCCAGCTCTTTCAGGCGGGGTAAGGCACCATACTCCGAGCGCATCAAGCCATGATGTGCCGAAGTAGAGGGGGGCAGCAGCCGTTCATGGTCCTCGTAGGATGGCTCCCCAAGCACCTCCCGAACTGTCCTTTTTACTTCCTTAACCCAATCGCCTAACTCGGCGCGGGTCTTACCGGTTCTACCTAAAGCCTTCGCATGTTTTGCTAAAGCTTTTGCTCGCTTCAATGCGGATACGGGCTTACATCCTCTCTTAAATTGAATGAGAGAGTAACCCAATGAGAGTCGCTTAGAGCGCTTTCGTATCCGATGCATTAGTGGGCGAAACACCGATTTGAACAAGAATCCATCTCGTTCAGTTGAAGGTAAGGTTGCTGGCCTTTCAGGAAAATCCGTCTGCAGGAAGAGACGGCAGGCCAGCCAATTCGTGTGGTACTTGAGGAAGTCTTCCCCCAAGTCCGCAAGAGCGGCTAGTGAGTATTTAGCAGCAAAAAGGGTAATTTCCGAGAGTGGAATTGTAAACCCATAAAAGCTGAAAACCTCACAAAGCGAAGTGATCCATGACAGAACACGCTCTGAGCAGGAGCTAGCCCATCGCGCCCAAGTCCAAGAGTCAGACCCGGTTGCTCTATCAGAGCCAAGACTGTGGAGTTGTCCCAGCATTTCCTCATATGGTATCACCCAGAGTTGTTCTTGAGCAACTTGAAAGTGTACCGAGGCAACGGCCTGGATTAGACCGCTAAAGTCGAAACTGCATGACGGATCACTGGCGCCAATGTCAGCCGCACTAATTTCATCAAAGAAGAC